GAGGTAGAAGGTCTTGCCGGATTCTTCAGCAAGCACTTGCCGGGTCGTGGTCAGGATCTGCGAAGAGTTGTCCATGGCGGCGGATGTACCGTCCGGGTTCTTCACGATGATGCGCCCACCAACACCAATAGTCAGCGTCTTTTCAACGATGAGATTGGTCAGGGTTTTCCAGAGTTTGGTTGATGTCATGATGTTTCCTAAAGTGGTTGCGGCTTTTTAGGGCCGCATTGTTGTGGGAAGTCCGGATTAGCCCTGGGCCATCCAGGTCGTGGTCTTGCTGGCCAGGATCGCCCCAAGAGTCGAGTTCTGCGAAATCTTGAAGTACCGGCCAAGGGTGTTGGCCGTACCGTCAGAATCGCAAACCGTGAAACCCTTGTTGGAGCCAGTGACCGACAAGGTGCGCGTTCCGTTTGCAACGGTGTTGACGGCGCTTTCTGCCGCCATGCCTTCGTACCACTCGTTCTTGATACGGTCGGTCAGGTTTTCCCAGACGATGTACTTCGGCGTGAAGCCGACAGCCACAACGACATCGTCAGTCGTGGTGATTGCGGTTGCGTCGAAAACGATGCGGCCAGTTTTAAACCGGATCTGGTCAGTTACGGAAACACCGCCCGTAGCGGTTTGTCCTGCGGTATTGATTGCCATGATGATTTCCTAAAAAGAAGGGGAGTTGAGACGGGGCACTAGGCCCCATCAAGGTTGATCAATGGTTGATCAGTTCAGGATGCGGCGGGCCACATTGCCCACGGCCATCCAGCCGTTGTTTTCGATCAGCACAGTCTTCCACCACACTGCACCGGCATAGCCACGCTGACCGTGCGGGTCAGACTTGGACTTCTCCGAAGGCGGCAGGTAGGTCGGGCTGACCGGCGAGATACCGGCGCCTGGCAGCGCGCGCACAGCGATCTGGCTGTATGCGTCCTGGGCACAGACGATGAACGGGTAAACGTCCACTGCGGTTGTGCTGGTCGTGCAGTACAGGTTGTTGCTGGCACCCGATGCGCCGGCATTCTGGATGCTGGGCAGGTCTGGGCTGGTGATGAAGCGGAAACGCTCGCACTTGCCGACTTCGTTGGCCATGGGCTTGCCCGAGGCGTAGAGTTCCGTGGGAACGAAACCAGGCAGTTCGCGGATGTCCGGCTCCAGATCGGTGTGGCAGTAGACCAGATAGCCTTCTGCAACAGCTTCCGTGCCGTAGTCACCCGAAGCAGCCAGAACGTCAGTCACCGGCATGGCATGGTTGGCCTGCAGGTTCATGACAATCTTGCGGATCATGTTCAGCGACAAAGCACCGTCCACGGTCGCAATCGAAGTGCCGGCGCCACCATAGTAGACGTTCGTGCAGGCTTTGAGTGCGGCGTAGATGATCATTTCGTTCACGAACGTCAGACGCTCACCAACCTGCTTCTTCATTTCGGCAGGCACGTCATCCTCATAGAGGTAGAACAGCTTGTCGGAGAAGCCATACAGGCAGGAATACTGCTGGATGATCGCCGTGTAATCCTGCGGCGTGATGCTGTCAGGAGTGGGAGTCACACCTTCAGAGACGATGTGCGCGTTGGCGATAGCGGCTGCACGGTCGGCGGAGTTGCCGTCCTGGAAGAACCGGTTGATCGTGTTGCGGTCAGTCGTGGTGCCGCCGTAAGGCAGATAACGACGAGCCACATACGTGTCGCTCATGTTCTGGGGGATTTGGACCTGACGGCCCGTGCGACCAAGGATTTCCTTGGCCACTGCGCGCTTGAGAAGCGCCCCGGCGAATTTGTTGATACGCCCGGTGTTGGTTGCAAATAATTGACCTGCCATGATTTTCTTTCGTTAAAGGTTTGATCAGCCGGAATTCCATCCGGCCATGAAGTCGCTCTGCTCGTTGCGGCTAGAGGTTTGCCCCCCAGTACCGCGTGGCGTCACGGCTGCTTCGAGTCGTTTCTGTCGGTTGTTGGATGTCTTCGCTGCTTCGGCGGCTTTCGCTGCGTCTGCTGCTGCCTTGTCCTTGGCTTCTTTTGCTGCCTTGAACTCGGTCATGCGGGATGCGATGTACTCGCCATCAACGCTGGCTTCCAGCTTGGCCTTGCGTGCGGGTGAAAGAGTGTTCTTCCATTCGGCAAACTCGGCACTTCCGTTGATTTCTTTCCAGTCGCTGTGGTACTCGCTCAGGATTTCGATTTCAGCGGCCACATCTTTTTGAAGTGCTGCCTCGACCTTTTCCTGAACCCGCTTGTCGATGTCCTGCGGGTCAACCGGTGAACCCGAGAGTGCGCCCAAGTCTTCTGCCAGCATTTCCGCCAGTTCGGGAAACTCAGCGGACAGCCGCTTCAACTGGCCGGGGCCAATCTTCACTTGCTGCGCTTTGAGCCCTTCCAGGGTCTGCTTCAGGCCACCAATGTGTCCGCTCAGGGTGTCAATCTTCCGCTTGCTGTCATCGAACTGGTTGGCCTTGGCCATCAGGTCGTTGAGTTGGGCTTCAGTGATCTGCGCGTACTTTGGTGGTTCGACTTCGGTCTTCTCTTCGGTTGCCACTGGCTCTGCTGATTCGGTCTTGACTTCCGGGGTTGCAGGCGTTGTCGTCTGCTCGTCAGAATCAAAGCCGGCCGCAAAGGACTGGGCTGCTTGTTCGTTGGTCTGTTCTACCTCATCCGTTTCGACGGTCATCTTTCAATCTCCAGAAACACAAAAGCCCACACAAGGTGGGCTACATCGCAGCAGGCGGGGTCGTCTGCTACATCATTTGCCGTCACAACGGGCGGCGGGAAAAGGGGTTCACTCTATGACCGGCTGGTCCTGGTCTAAAGCGAGAAATAATTTGACCTCCTTGATGCGTCCGCGCGTGGCGGCGGTCATATCAGGGCTGTTGTCGTTGTCGTTCATGGCGCGGAGGTTGGCCAATTTCTGTTCATAGTGCGCCTTGAGCTTGAGGAACAGCGGGTCGGCGCGTTCCATGCGGGTCAGTTGGAAGGTCATTTCTGGAATGCCTCTCCGGCTGGCGCCCTACCTACGGGCTCCATGTCGGTCTCGGCCACCTGTTTTGCGTTGTTGCTGGCGTGGGCCAGTTCTTTCTGCGTTGTCAGCTCCATGGTGACTTCGGCAAGATGCGCCTTGATCTTGTCGAGCTCCTTCTTGAGCGAGTTGTTTTCTTTGTAGATTTCCAGTTCCTTGCGCTGGGCCAGTTCTGCTGCATCGCTGTCGGCCTGGATTTCGGCGCGGCGGTTGAGCGAGTTTTGGTACTGGGTATCGCGGTCGGTATCAAGTTTCGACTTCTCTACCGTGGCAGCATCCCGGCTCTGTGCCGTCTTGATAGTGGCATCGGCGCGAATCTTGGCGGCGGTAATGGTCGGGTCTTCCGGTGGCGGTGCCTCGGCCATCTTCTTCAGTTCTTCCTCGGTGTACTTGACCTTGCTGGCGTCGATGCGCTTGCCGGTCAGGATTTCTTCCATGACCTTCTTGGGGTCCAGCCCGTAGGCTGGGTCTTTCGAGACTCCCAGCAGGTTGATGTAGAACACCTCTTGAATGGCTTTTTCCACCATGGCGATCGAGCCACGGGCGTTGATCTGGAAGTCACCCTTCTCGTCTTCCGGCACATCCGGGTCCAGCAAAAGGTACTCGTAGAAGTCGTCAATCATCGGCTCCGTCACGAAGTCATCCCAGCTATAACCCTGGCTTCTGAGGAACGTATTGGCGTTGTTGTTCTGCAGTTCCGTCGCGCCAAATGTCTGTGGGGTTGTTTCCCCGGTCTGACCCTGGCTGATCAATGGGATGTTGGTGGCTTCCTCGGCGAGTTTGAAGGCGTACTGAATGATCGCCATCAGGGCATCGGTCGCGTTCGGGAACTCAATGCCCCTGAATGCCTTGGCCACGTCTTCGACGGTTTCTCCATCAGCCGTGTACCAGAGCTTGTTGGGGGTGATCGTCCACTTGCCATCCGCGGGAACGATCTTCATGCGGTCCACGACGATCTGTAGACCTGAAGACAACCCGGCATTGTTCAGCAGCGCCCGGGTGGCGGCGTTCACCATGCGCTGCGGCATGGAAACCTGTTCTCCAGCACCAACCCCAGCCCAATGACCCTGGCGCCGGCTCCACGGTTTGGCCCGGTACGGGAACTTGCCCGACTCCATCGGGTTGATCGTGACCTGAATCACGGAATCATTGATCATCGTGACGATGGCCGGGAACTCTTCCTCGGTGGCATCTTCAATGCCGGTCACATGGCCGGCTTCCATTTCGGCTTTGGTCAGGCTCCCATGGAAGTACCAGATTTCGTACTGCTTCTCGGTGTTGGGCTTGTTCGGGTTGCGGCCTTCGGTGTTGACTTTGCCCGGACCCTCCTTCAATACCTTGTCAATCTGGTCATTCAGGTAAATCGGCTGGCCTTCAGAGTCCTTTTTCTTCTTGAGCGCCTTCACCTTGCCGGGCGTCAGAAAATCCCGCTCCAGGCAGTAGTCGCCAGAGTGGACATCCTCACTGCATGACCCATCCGGAAAGAAGTTCCAGGGGTCAATCCACTTCACGGCGGGTTGGACCTTGCTGGAAAACGCCAGCTTCACACCCACATCCGTCTTGGTGATGGACTTGCCCGTCTTGATGTCCGGGAATGGTCCTTTGAGAACACCTACGCCAATCCGGCATGAATCAAAGATCACTTTGCGGGCTTCAGCCGGGTAGTGGCACTCGGTCAACCAGTCGTAGATGCGCTTTTCTGCTTTGGCTGCGCATTTCTTGGCCTTGTCCAGTGTGACCTGGGCGAGATCTGAAGTCGTGGCCTGCACCATGTTGCCGGCTTCATCGGGCCTTTGAACTGCCATGCCGTCAACGGCCAGCGGGGTCTTGTCGTCTGTCGCGTCAACCAGCTCAGGAACCGGCGTCGGGCCGAATGAAAACGACTTGTCGCCGATCGGCAGGATGATTTCCCCGACTCGGGATGAACCAGCATCCACGTACCGGGCGGTCAGCCGGACGAAAGCATTCGACTTGTTCGGGTCAGCGTTGATGGTTTCCTTCGTGACTGGGCCATTCATGCTGATGGGCTTTGCCCACTTGGCCTTGCTGAAATCGCCGCGGTTGGCATCGTCAATGCAAAGGTAAGCCTCTTCAGCGGCCATCCAGACATCTTCAATGCCCGATTCCTTGCGTGCGGTAACAGCTTCAGCGCGCTTTCCGGCAATGGCCAGGCTCAATGCTTCCAGTCTTGCTTGCTGGGCTTCATCGGGCGCGGCTTCGCCTCCCGACATCAATTCGTCGGGAAGGTCTTGTTCAAATGCCATAGTTTTTTACCTTATCCCGCGCCGTCTAGCCCGGGTAATCCATTCATTGACCACTTGGGTGAGTTGCGCGCCCCACCATGAACCAGTGACTGCGCCATACCATTGGCCATACATCAGGTCACATCCCGCCCGGTTACCGTCCGGGTTCCGCCTGAGTAGGTGGCAGTGATCCGGTCAACCGTGCCGTCAATGCTCTTGAACACTGGTGATCCACTTTCCAGACCGGTCGCGCTTCCTGCGACAGAGGCCGTGATGAGCTTCAATATTTCCGCTGCTGTCAGTCCGGACTCGATAATTTCGGTCCAAGGGTTTGAAGCAGATCCAGCATCGTTGAGCTTTTCGCCCATCGAGCCTGCTGAGTTGTTGGCTGCGGCCAGGGCCGACCAGACCGCTTCACCCACGTTGGCGGTACTCAGGCCGGTTCCGGTCACAGTGATGTCTGCGGTCAGTTCGCCAGAACCTGTCAGGGTGGAATCCACCGACCCAAGTCCGGTCATCGCGGCAATCAGTTCACCCAGACCGGTTGCCTGTGCGCTTGAGATTCCGCCAGTCCCGCCGATTCCAGCCACTGCCTGCAGGAACGCCTTCAGGTCCGCATCGCTGATGTCGCCAGAGCCAACCAGATCGGCCACCAGTTGGACAATCAGACTCCCGAACGCTGCCAGGTCGCCGTCGCCCGTCAAGTCAGCCGTTGCCAACTTCACGGCCAATGCCGTTGCCGAAGCCGAACCGGAGCCCGTCACCGTGTTGCGGGCAGATAAAGCGCCCGGCTTTTGGGGCATCATCCACGCGCCGGGATGGCGGTAGCCGGATGGCAGGGATACGAGTCCGCTGCTGATGCCCTCGCCTGCTGTGATGTTGCGCTTGGCACCCGTGCGGGCAAAGTTGGCCAGTCTGGCTGATGGGTAGGCGTTGTTCAGCACCGTTGCGCCAAAGGTCTGATAGACCCCAGTCGCGCCGATGAACCCATTCGCCAGGATGCCCATTTATCCACCAAACCCGTAGTCAAAATCCACGTTGACTGTTCCGGCTGATGTCGTCGCACCCGTCTGGAACAGCAGGAATTGAATGTTTGCGCCGTCCGGGATCTTGCGCATACTTGGCAGCGCATTGACGAAATCGACCTTGTTGTAAAGGCCGGTGGCTGGAATTGGGATCATCCAGAGTGGCTTGCACAATCCAATGACCACGGTACCCGATGCGTGCGCAGTGCCGGCCCAGACCAGCGAGACAATATCAGAGACGCCGGTATCGCCAGCGGCCAGCGGCAAGAATGGGTTGTACTTGTTGGCAGCAGCGCCCGTGTTGAGAAGCTGCCCAATACCCATGGATGCCGTGCTGGTGAAGGTCGTTGTTGCTCCAGCTCCGCCACCCGTATCCAGGTAGTTCACGATGCAAGTTGGGGCGTTGGCGCCCAGAGCCGTATCCGCTGCAACGAACATGCGCAGTCCCTGGCCGGCTGGATAGCGGTCGCCCTTGCTTCCGCTGGAGCCTATGGCCGTCATCGTCACGGTCTTCGTGCCGGTCGTGCTGACGTTGGTTCCTGACAGCGGGACAAACCCCACCAGATCAATCGCCATGATGTACCAGGGCGCACCAGCAGCAGCCACCACTGCAGCACCGCCTGACAGGAAGTGCTTTGTCGCTGGGTCTACGTCACCACCGGTGTAAATCGTGCCCTCTGACCACGTATCGTCGGTTGCGACGTAGGTCAGATCAGACCCCGTAAACGTGGCAGCAGCCGGGTATCCCGGATGGCCAGCCAGCAACGTCCAGGCGCCGGCAGAACCCGCGCTGGAAAGGGTTTTGGTCGTAACAACCGTATCGCCCTTGCCATTGTTGGTCAACTGGTTGATTAAATCATCTTGGCTGCTGAAACCCATGCTTTACTCCCAAACTACTTCAAGTGCGCCGGCCAGAATTGACGAGGCGAGAGAGCCGGCATACCCAGATGCCAATAGCCCAAGCACTGCACCATCGCGCACCCGAGGGGCGCCGGCTTGGTGGATGATTGACGCCAGTTCCGTGCACGAACCAAAAGCCGCATTGTTGGTGCGGCATTCTTCAGTCACTGCGCTTTTGATCAGAGGTTTCACGATCACCAGACACATCAGACCGCCGCCGCCTGCGGTGAAGGTCACGCTCTCGATGGACTTGACGCCGCTGTCGCCCGCTTGGAGCGCAAGCATCGGCTGGTAGCTCGTCGCACTCGGCACGCTTGCTGCCACGATTTGCCCGCCGCCTGCGATGGCGAAGGTGAAGTGGTTTTGGCTGGTGCGTCCTGCGACACCGTCTTGGTTGGTATAGCTGAACGTGAACTGACCCGTGGTCGAAGCCGCCGATTGACCGACCGCGATCACTTGCCCGTAGCTATAGCGCGGGATCGCCACGCTATTGGTCAGCGTCTGTTCTTCGCCCACAGCGTCGGTGTCGATGAACGGATAGTAGAGCAGCAAGTCAGCGAGGATAAGCTGCTGGCGTCCGTTGGTGGTGCTGGTGGCGCTCGACGCGGCGCTCATCAATTTGATGTTGCGTAGCACCTGGGTCGCTGGAGAGACGCTTGGCACGCGAATGCCGCGCTCTACCTCAACCGCAGCCGCTTCCAGCGGGCTCGATGCATAGAAGTTCGCGGTCGGCGAGCCCGGAAAGTAGCTGTAATCAATCCACGCACTCGTGGTCGTCGCGGTCGAAGAGACAGCTTTGCGGAAGCTAGTGACGTGGTACTGACCCAAGTCTTCAGCGTCCGCGTACTCACGCAGGTTCTTAAAGCCTGCCATGAGCGATCAGTCCTCAGTGATGTCGAGGTCGCCGATTGCGAACTGCGGCTGAATACCTGACGACACCGCGAGCGAGGCCGAGAGCGCGCCCTTATAGAGAAGCTTCGTGCCGCCGCTTGATGCGGTCGTCACGCTAAAGTGCGTCAGCGTTTCAGAGCCGCCCGTGCATTGGGGAAATTGCACCAGCGCGGCATTGGAGACAGCGTTGCCGCTTACGGTCCAGCCTGCGCCAGAGCGCGCAACAGCGACGCGTGCATAAGAGGTGTAAGCCGCTTCGCTTGTCGTTGCCGTGCCAGCTTCGCCGGGATCGCCCGTGTGAAGCGCGATATAAAGCGAGCCAGCCGTGGATGAACCGCGCAGGCCCGTCGCGTCTCCGATGAGTGCTGCATCGGTGTTGTTAAACACCAAAAGCAGCAAGTCATTTT